ACTAATAAAGAAGCAATACCCGAATTAATTAGGTTATAGTATATTTCGTATTTGTTCTTTTTTAATGGGTTTATGCACTTCTTTTTTTTCATTATTCTTCTGTATTTAGATTTAGGTATTTAATATTTTTAGGGTTTGGATTAGAGTAAGCCAGTAAAAATTCAGTTGTATAAATATCTTGTAGGTCTCTTATATAATCTTCTGTAAGTGCGAGCTCGTCAGCACCGCCACTTAAAAATCTGTCGAGATCGTTTGCAGTCTCTCTCTTTAAGTTAGCGTAAGCTGCATAAAGAGAAACCTTGTCTTCGTTCCATCTGCGTAAGGCTTCTTCGTGAGATATTAAACCCGCATTTAGAGCGTCAATTGTTTGACCAAAATTAGTATTTGCTATCTGGGCGACTTTGACAGCTTGGCTAACATCTTTTCTTTTGTCTAAAGCTATTTTTGTATAAGCTGCTCCGATACCGCCGATTAAAGCCCCGCCTATCGCACCAATAGCTGTGCCTACTCCTGGAGCTATTGCTGAACCTAGTAATGCCCCTGTCTTTGCACCTATACCTGCCCCTGCGAAACCGCCTGCACCTGCCCCTATTATTCCCGCACCTATTGCCTGCCCTTTGTTTAATAAATCTTCTTGTGGAACTGCTTTTAAAATATCTGCTTCAGTTATTGTAGGTTGTGTCTTAGCCTGTCCTTGTGCCGTAGCTAGATCATTTTGTTGTTGTGTAGCTTGTTGTTTAGCTAGTGCTTCTTGCTCAAATGTTCGTGTAGCTTGCCCGCCTTTCTTTCTTGCTTGATCTGCTGCAATAATATCCTCTACTTGTGCAGCATTAACACCTAAAAAAGTTTTTCCGTTGATTGTTACGCCCGATATGTCTCCTGTCTTCTGATCTCTAAAAACTTGATCTTGTGATGGCACATTTTTAGGCTCATCTGTATTTTTAGGAGTAGTCTTACTTTTTCCAATAAGAGTAGAGTTAAAAATACATTTTGTCCCGTCCCATGTCCCCCCTTGTGCTTCGCACTGAGCTTTCTTATCTGCGTTAGCTCTTATCTTAGCTTGATCGCTTGTCATTCCAAATCCAGGTAAGGCGTTGCCTAAAGAAGATATAGCGTTGTCTACTGCTTGTTTTATTGCCATTATTCTCTCTGCATATTAGCCGTAACATCGTTAGGTTGTATGCTTGTGTCTCCTGTTGATTTATTCATATTAGCCGCAACTAAACCGCCTAGTTGTGCCTGTTTCTCAAATGTAACTTCTATCGCTTGTTGATTCCATAAATCGGCTTCCATGTCCATTCTTTCTTTAGCGTAAGTAGGCTCAAAATTAACATTTCCCATCTTTCCGCCAACTTCACTAGTGCCCTCACTAGAAGCAATAGATCTAGGTACTCCAAAGTTTCTATAAAATCTGTTTGTTAATGTTTCTATCCATGCCGTCCTGTCCTCTGAGCTTCTGCTGGGATATGGCTTTATTTCTACCGTGCCCTCTGGTAAGCCAACCATTTCTCCATTTTTGACAGCTTTTTCTATTTGAGAATTTGCATAAGTAATCTTTCCCGCATTATCTGTTTTGTAATAAGCAATACCTAAAGCCTTATCTCTATGTTTTATAACTCTCTCGTCTGCAAGAGCTTCTTTAATCGCGTCTACTTCAAACTCATTAGAGGCGATTTGTGAAGTTCCGTGAATTTGGTCACCTATTCTCTTGTTTGTGGAGTGAAGCATATTTTCCTTATTTATTTTTCTCCACTCTGTCCCAGTCCATGCTTCATAGTGAACAATACGACTATCTTTATAAGCAATTCTTATTCTTTCTGGGGAAATAGGGATCATATTTATAATTTTGTTATCTTTTCTCTTAACTTCACAAAATGCGTCTCCTACTATTAATTTAACAACTTCATGGTTCCAAATGATTTGAGAAAATGTGTCTTTTCCCATGCCTGTAACGTGATCTAACTCTTGCTTTAAAACTTGATTTGGCGTGCTCCAACCTGCACCGACAGCCCATGTAGCCATAGCGTTAGCAGCACACGTAATCTCAGGGACTGTAAAATAATAACCGTTATATTTTGTTGCTAGTTCGAAATACCAATAAAAAAACTCTTTGTTTGGAGAAGCAACATCTAAAGCTTTTGAATTAACTATAAAATCTGGGACTGCTCCTGTAAAATTTGTCGTTGTTGCACTGCTAGGGTTTAGTTCTGCCATCAGTTTTTCACCTCAAAAGGAATACTTATTTTTAGAGGCGTTGCTTCTGCATAAACAAACTTTCCAGAATTGCCCCCAGAAACCAAAGTTACTTTAAGCCTTAATGTATCTCCTATCGCAAAAGCCTTTTTAGTTAAATTAAATTTTGTGACACATTCTACATCCATAGTATTGCTGATAGTCCGAGTGCTAGCTGATCCTAAGCTTGTCTCAGTTACGCCCCTAACGTGATAAACTCCAATAGTTGCATAAACACTTACTGCGGCAGTAGAGGATATTTCTATTCCTGCTATCGCTGCTCCTGCTGCGATAGTTACTGGGATACTAAAATTTAAATCAAAATTGTAAACGTGAGAGCCTTCACCTAATAAGTCAGTATTTCTATTATTTACGTCGCTCTCTATAAGAGAAGTATGAAGAAAATATTGCTTATTTGTTGTTTCCTGTGCCCCTATTCCGTAAAAAGTTTTATAACCTGCGCCTGTTGCGAAGTCAAACCAGTCATAAGAAACTGAAGCACTTTCGCTTGGAAGTGGAAAATTTACTGGAAGTCCTACCATTATGCCTCTTGCACGAACGTCCTGTTCGCCTCTTTTTCTAATAATCTACAACACTCATCAACACGAGCCCAAAGTATATTTACCATTATTAATGCCTCTTGTCTCGAAGTAAAACCCGCCATATTGTAACTTATTGCATAAATAGCCGCTAGAGAAGAAGCTGCATCTGTTAGTATTGCCTTAACGTCCTCATTTAATCCTGGATAAGCGTCACTCCAATTATAGAGAGTTCTTGTGTTGATATAACTCTCTGCTTGTCCGACGTATGAATTAGCATAAGCTTCGGCTATTGAAGTAGAAGAAACATTTGCTCCGCATTTGTATTGAAATTCTAATAAAGTGCAAAATACTCCAGTATAGGCCATTAGTTTCTTATTGATAATTTTAATTTATTTAGGGAATTTGTAAGGTCATTTACTATGCTACAAATTGCATAAATTTCCTCTGATAAAACTATTTTTTTCTTTTCTTTTTCTTTTTCTGACTGCAAAATCTTTTCATCAGCTAAAATTAATTCTTTTACTGCAGAGCTTGTATACTTATCTATGTTTTTCATATCTTTATAGAATAAACAGAAAGATTTAAACCTTTCGATTGATAAAACCACGCAGCTCTCATTATCGCCTCTACTGGATGGTTATAATTTGACTGAATTAAGAGCTTTTTTGTGTTTTTTTCATATTCAAATCTATAAGACTTTAGGCTTTCTCTAATCTCGGGATCATCTAGTAGCTCGATGTCTCCTCTTTCCATCATCGAAAGCAAATTAAAAACTAAATCTTCTTTCATTATTCTTTTTCTTTTATCATCGGAAATATCTAGGCTTCTAGCAGAGTTATTTAGAGCTTCTGTTATGTATCTCGTATCGCTAGACATTAATAACTCTGAGAAAACACCAAATCCAACTCCCCCATCATCTACATATATTTTTTTAAATCCATAAATTCTATTAAGAGCTAAGATCCTAGCTGTTGTCTCTGTTGTTAAAAGTCTTCTTGTAATCTCGTTCTCTACTTGTCTCATTTTAACGTCTTCATTTTTTAGTATCGCGATGTTTCCCTCATCTTCTCCTAAACCTGCGGGGTCTACTCCGCATATAAACTCGTCTCCTTTTTCTATTGATCTTGGTCTTTTGACTGTTAATGTTTTCGCAATTAAGCTATCGGGGAATACTTGTCTGGCGTTTTCTTGCGGAATTGCCAAATACTCTTGAGCGTATTGAGCCTCACTTAATCTGTGTCTCTCACTTTCTAAATGTTTAAGCATTATTGTTCTTTGAGGCTCTGGTCTTTTCTCTGCGACTTGTTCTGAATTAACTCTAATTACATAGAAATCTTTATCTTT